AGGCGCTCCCACTGAGAACCCAGTTCCACATGGAGGTGACAACATGAATATTGTGACCGCAGCGGCCAAGGGCGATCGATTGGAGACTCTCAAGGCCATGCGCGAGCTGATCGCGCGGCAGCTCGACAGCTGCGAGAGTGGCCGCGACATGGCGTCGCTATCCAAGCGCCTGATCGAGGTCATGGACGAGATCGACGCCATCGAAGCAGACGCCAACCCAACCGACATGGATGCGGTCTTCGATGAACTCTAGCGCAAGGCTCGGCAGGCAGACGCCCACCTTCGAGGTGGTCGGCGAGTTCGCCAGGAGCGCGGGCGCGAAGCTGGTCGCGCTGTTCGGTCGGTACGGCGTCAGGTTCTACCCGAGCCAGCAGCGCGAACTCGACCTGTTCGCAGCCAGGGACGAGGACGGGCGCTTCGCCTGCAAGACGATCTCGATCTCGAAGCCGCGGCAGAACGGCAAGAGCTACGCCTGCCGTTACTATGCGATCTCGATGGCCGCAAAGGGTCTGGCCGTGCTGTACTCCGCGCACAACGGCGGCACGGCCCACAAGATGTACAAGCACATCGAGGATTTCGTCACGGCCCACGTCGACTTCGAGAAGCGACTGAAGAAGGTCGGCGGTCTGTATCGCGCCCCCGGCAAGGAGGGCGTCTACTTCGCCAACGGTGGCATGGTCGAGTTTCAGACGAGGACGAACGCGGGCTCGCGAGGAAGCACCTACGACGTCATCATCATCGACGAGGCGCAGGAGCTGACATACGACCAGCTCGACTCGATCAAGCCGACCACGCTGGCGTCTGAGTCGGGCGATCCCCAGATGATCTACGTCGGCACCCCTCCCGGCCCCAGATGCCCAGGCGAGGTCTTCGCCGACCAGCACAAGGCGGCGCACGAGGGCAACGCCGGGAGCGCATGGTGGATGGAATGGAGCGTCGGTCGCGTGCCCGACATCCACGACCGCCAAGCCGTGATGGAGCTGGCATATGAGACAAACCCGGCCATGGGCTACCGCATCCGCGAGGACGTCATGCTCGACGCCATAGACTCCTACCAGAACAAGCCCGACTCCTTCGCCCGCGAGTACCTCGGCTGGTGGTCACCGGTGGCAAAGGTTAGCGCCGCGATCGACGCCGACGCATGGGCCGACTGCGCCACGGACGATCCGCCCCAAGACGGGCGCGTCGCGTTCGCGGTCAAGTTCAGCGTCGACGGCATGTTCGCGTCGGTGGCCGCGTGCCTGATCCCGAGCGGCGGCGTGCCGCACGTCGAGCTGGTCGACTACTGCAACGTCGCGGTCGAGGGCATCGACAAGCTGGCCGAGTTCGCGTACCAGCGGCGCGGCAAGGCGTCGGTCACGGTCATCGACGGCAAGGCGGGCGCCGAGGACTTGGCCGCACGTCTCGACGCGATGGGCATGCCGAGGAAGGCGTACGTCCTCACCGGTCCGCGGGAGTACGTGGCCGCTGCCTCGATGCTGGTCAACTCCGTGCGTGAGCGCGGGATCACCCATTTCAACGACGCGACGCTCAACGATTGCGTCAAGACGAGCACCAAGCGCCCCGTCGGCAACAACGGCGCGTTCGGCTTCGGCGGCGACCTGCCCGAGCCAGTCGACGCCGTCGCGCTGGCCCTTTGGGGCGCGAGGACATCAAAGCGTGATCCAAACAGAAAGGCGGTGATATGGTGATGGATGAACTCGATCCGGCGACCTATAGAAACAGCCAGCCAAACAACCGCCCGCAACCTTCGAGCGTGTGGCGAAAGATCGGCACGGTGTATCCCGGCGGCGTCACGCTCCCAGGACTGGCCGACGAGTATCAGGCAATCGTGGACGAGCTGTTCGGCATCTGGCAGTCGAAGCTATCGCGCAACGTGCTCAAGCATCGCTACTATCGCGGACGCAACAAGCTGAAGGACTTCGGCATCTCCACTCCCCCGCAGCTTCGCGACACGGTGGAGACCGTGGTCGGCTGGCCGCAGAAGGCGGTCGACGCCCTGGCCGTGCGCAGCCGTTTCGACGGCTTCGTCGCGACCGACCCGACCGTCCAGGCGGCGCTCGATGACGTGGCGCGAACGTCTCGGCTCGGCGTGAAGTACCGGCAGGTGGCGCAGAGCACGCTCATCAATTCGTGCGCGTTTGCAACGGTGCGCGAGACTCCCGACGGGCACGCAAGGGTCGACATGTACGACGCGGCACATGCTGCGGCTGTGTGGGATGACGCAGAGGGCCGTGTTGCCTACGGCATGACAATCGAGAGCGTCGACAACATGGGGATGGTGCGCGAATTCGACGTGCTCACCCCCGACGTGGTTATCCACGCGTGGAGCGTTGACGACGGGTCGTATGCCTGGTCGTATGAGACGCACGCGATGGGCGTTGCCCCGATGGCCGCGTTCGTCTACAAGCCGACGCTCATGCGCCCGTTCGGTGTCTCGCGCATCAACCGCGCGGTCATGAGCATCACCGACTCGGCGGTTCGCGTGGCGTTAGGCGGCGACATCAGCTTTCAGTTCGCGGTCAGCCCTCAGAAGTACCTTCTGAATGCCGACAAGAACCCATTCGAGCAGATGACGAAGTGGGAGGCGTACATCGGCTCCATCTTCGCCGTAGGCAACGACGAGAACGACAGGACGCCAGTCTTCGGACAGCTCACCCAGGCGTCGATGCAGCAGACCGTCGAGTACACCCGCCTGCTCGCCGCCCGCTTCGCATCTGAGACGAACGTGCCATTGGCACAGCTCGGCGTGGCTGCCGACTCAAACCCGTCGAGCGCCGAGGCGATCTATGCGGCATCCGAGCCGCTTATCATCGAAGCCGAGGATTTTAACGATATCTCGCGTCTTGCGCTCGAAGACCTGGCAAAGATGTCGCTGGCGATCGAGCAGGGCGTGCCATACGCCGACCTTCCAGACGAGTACCGCGACTTCTCGGCGTCGATGAGAAACCCGGCCATGCCCTCGATCGTCTCCCAGGCCGACGCCATGATCAAGGTCGCGTCGGTCGTGCCGAACTTCGCGGGTACCGACGTGTTCTTCGAGCAGCTCGGGTTCCCCGAGGACGTGCGGCGCCGCGCTCGGCAGGAGATCAGCCAGGCGTCGAGCCAGCAGCTGATCAACGCGATCTTCGCGGGCGCCGAGACTGGCGGTGAGTGATGGCAAGCACGATCCCGCGCGAGGCCGTCGAGGAGTTCACCCGGCAGATCAACACGATCTCGGAATCGATGCGCAAGAAACTGGTCGAACAGCTCATGGCGATCGACATCAACGCGCCGGGCGCCAAGGATGTCGTGATCGAGCTGATGCAGACGTATTGCAGAGCATCGACGGACGCGGCGGCGCTCGTGACCGCGCAGTTCTACGACGCGACTCGCGCCTACATCATCGGCGAAGAGATGGGGGCCGTCGCGAACTCCCAGCGGGTGGCCGACGCCACACGTATCGCCACGGTCTGCATCATCGACAAGTCGAGCACATGGGCGTCGACGGTCGCGCAGCTGGCGGGCAGGCTCGACTACGAGACAAAGCGGGCCAGCGGCGACTGCATGTTCTACAACGGGAGCCGCGACCAGCGAAAGCCGCACTACGCGCGAGTCCCGACCGGCTCTGAGACGTGCATGTTCTGCCTGATGCTCGCGTCGCGCGGCTTCGTCTACCGATCGGCCAAGTCGGCGGGCGAACTCGACCACTACCACGCCAACTGCGACTGCCGCGTGGTCGCGGGATGGGGCGATGACCCCCAGGTCGCGGGATACGACACGAAGAAGCTATATGGCCAGTGGCAGGCCAGCATGGACTCCATGGCCAAGGACAGGGCCGAGCGCAACGGCACGTCGGTGGCCGAGGAACGGTCGGCGATCTACCGACAGCTGAGCGACTCGGCGAATAAGACAAGGCAGCGCAGCAGGTCGGCAGACTCTGAGTCTGCGCTGATGACCTCGTTTCGCTCCGAGATCGCCAGCGCGACCAAGGACACCAACTTCGCCGCCGCAGAGGCGAACATCTCGAGAATGCAGAGCCAGGGACACATCACCGGCGGGCAGGCGCAGAGCCTACGCGCCGCGATCAGCGACAAGAAGAAACAACTCGGCATCTAGCGCGACCATCGCGCTTTTGCACCAGCAGCCCCCGCACGGGAGCCGCGATCCAAGCCGCCTCCGGGCGGCTTTTTTCGTTTGCGCCGCACGGCGCAAGTCAACAGAAGCCCGCACGGGCGAAAGGAGCCACACATGGCAGACGAGAGCACCACGAGCGTCGAGAGCACCGAGCAGGTCGAAGAGCAGGCCGAAGAGCGGCACGAGACCGACTGGAAGGCCGAAGCCAGGAAGTGGGAGACGAGGGCCAAAGAGAACAAGGCAGCAGCCGAAGAGCTGGAACAGCTCAAGGCATCCCAGATGACCGAGCTTGAGAAGGCGCAGGCCGAAGCCGCAAAGGCCCAGGCCGAGGCCGACGCGCTCAAGGCCGAAAAGGCCAAGAGCGACGCGGCGGTGAAGCTGAGCGAGAAGCACGGCATCCCGGCGTCGATGCTCATGCACTGCACCGACGAGGACGCGATGAAGGACTTTGCGGCTGAGTGGGACGCGTACCACGAATCACAGCCCAGGCCGCACGTCGGCACGCTCACGTCGGCGTCCAGGATCGTCAAGCCCGACAAGGGCGCGGCACGCACGAGTGCCGCAAACGCCATCGCGGATTTCTTTAGTAACCGATAAATTAAAGATTGGAGCCAACCATGGCACTTGCGACCAACAAGATCGACATCAACCGCACCACGACCGGGCTGACCCTCAGCCCCGAGCAGTCCGCCGAGATTTGGGCGGGCGTTGCCGAGGAATCCGCAATCATGCGCCTTGCCCGTCCGATCACGCTTCCCGGCAGCGGCATCAGCATCCCCGTGATCACCGGCGAGCCTGTGGCCGACTTCGTGACCGAGAGCGCCGAGAAGCCCGTCAGCAACGCCACGTTCGCGACCAAGACGATGACGCCCTACAAGATCGCCGTCATCGAGCTGATGAGCATGGAATTCGAGCGCGACTTCGACGCACTCGCCGCCGAACTCGTGCGTCGCCTTCCCTACAGCATTGCACATAAGTTCGACCAGGTGGTCGCCAACGGCACCGCCCCCGGCACCGGCTTCGACGTGTTGAGCAACGCCACTGCGGTGAGCCTGGTGCCCAGTGGCAGCGCTACCGTTTACGATCAGCTCGTGACAGCAGTCACGACCGTGGGCGCGGGCGGCTATAACCTCGATGGTTGGGTCATGGCTCCCCAGGCTAAAGCCAATCTGCTTAGCGCCGTGGACGGGTTCGGGCGTCCGCTGCTCATTGAGTCCATCAACGATGACCGCGACATTGCTCGACTGATTGGTGCGTCCGTGGCTTACGCCAAGAGCGTCTATAAGGCCGGGTCGGGCAGCACCCCCAACACCGTCGGCGTCGCTGGCGATTGGTCGCGTGCCCGCTACGGAATCGTCAACGGCATCAACGTCCGCCGCAGCGAGGAGGCCACCATCAACACCGGCACCGAGCAGGTCAACCTGTGGCAGCGCAACATGGTGGCCTACATGGTCGAGGCCGAGGTCGGCTTCGTGGTCGAGAGCGCGAGCGCGTTCGTGCGCCTGACCACGCCCGCGTCCTAAGCCATGGCCGCGCTTGTATGCCCAGCCACGGGCGTTATCGTGGACGCGACCGGCGATCAGTACGACCGCCTGGTGAGGGCTGGTTTCGTCCCCGTCGAGGACAAGCAGCCCGAGCCGAAGAAGGAACCGCAGCGGCGCACGCGAAAGCCGACGCCGACCGAGTAAGGGGGTGTCGCGATGGCATACGCAACTGTTGATGATCTCGAAGCAAGATGGCGCACCCTGACATCGACCGAGCGGGAGCGGGCGTCCGTGCTGCTCGAAGACGCGGCAGTTCTGCTCGAATCGCTCGTCGACGTGGACGAGACCGACGAGCGGCAGGCGGCGCAGCTCAAGACCGTCTCCTGCTCGATGGTCAAGCGTGCGATGGCCGCATCCGACGAGATGTTCGGGGTCACGCAGGGCACCATCTCTGCAGACATCTACTCGCAGTCCTACACCTTCTCCAATCCAGGCGGCGACCTCTACCTGACATCGACCGAGAAGAAGCTGCTCGGAATCTCGGGCGGCTTCATCGGATCGATCCCCGCGGCTGTGGGGTGGTCGGGATGATCCACGGCGAGACCGTCACCGTCGCGCTCAGGCAGTGGGGCGAGGAAGACGAGCTTGGCAACCACGCCGAGAGCTTCGCCGAGCCGATCGAGGTCTCAGACGTCCTCGTCGGTCGCGGCACCACCCGAGACGATGCCGAGGGCGGGCGCCCCAGCGCGATCTCGTCGGACAAGTCGTTCTGCTTCCCGCGCGGGTGGTCTGCCGATCTTCGCGGCGCCATCGTCACGCGAACCCGCACGGGCGAAGCCTACGAGATCGTCGGAGACCCCACGTCGATCACCGACGAGAACATCCCTCCCGGCATCCGATGGAACATCAAGGCCGAGGGGGTGCGCCGCGATGGCTGATGGCTTCACCCCGTACGCGAACGGCATGCGGAACCTGCGCAACTCGAAGATGGTGCAGGACGACCTGCTCGACCGCGCCCAGGCAATCGCGCGGCAGGCCGAGCAGACGGCTGGCATCAAGGGTGCGCACTACTCCGCAGACGTGCAGCCCGGTGAGAACCGAGCCCACGCCATCGCCTACACGGCAAACGTCCCGGCCATGATCGACCAGCGCAAGAACAAGTCGCTCGCCAAGGCGATCGACGCGGGGAGGTGACGCGAATGCCCAGACCCAGCGTCATGGCCGAGGTCATCGCGTACCTAAAGAACAACATGGACGTACGCGTCGCGTCGGAAGTCCCGGCGAGCCGCCCAGCGCAGATGGTCACCGTCGAGCGCACGGGCGGTGCCGGGTCGGCGCTGCTCGACGAGCCGCGCGTCGACGTCGACACGTGGGCGAACTCCGACGCCGAAGCCCTGTCGCTCAGCGACGAGGTGACCGAGCTGATGTACCGCCTGCCCGACGCCTCGGACACGGTCTCAGAGGTCACCCGCACGAGCCAATACAGGTCGGACGTCGACGGGTCGCACCGATGGACTGCGACGTTCAACATCACGCGAAACGTTTAACCACGGCCACCCTCCGGGGTGGCCTTTTCTTGTAAGGAGCGAGACATGCCCAACAACACCGCAGCTGTCAGCACCACCAAGGGCGTCGCGGGCGGCTATTTCTTCACCGCGCCCTACGGCACCGCGCTGCCCACCGACAACACCACCCAGCTCAACGAAGCGTTCACCTGCGTCGGGTACGTATCCGACGCTGGCGTCACGCACTCCAAGAGCGGCAGCTCCACCAACTTCCACGACCTCAACGGCGACGTCATCGCCAGCGCCACCAGCGACACCGAGCGCACGATGCAGCAGAAGTTCGTGGAGGTCAACGAGGCGTCGCTGAAGGAGTTCTACGGCCAGGGCAACGTGACCGTCTCCAATGACATGATCACGGTCATCGACACCAACGCCGAGATGCCCGAGCGCTCGATCGTGCTGGAACTCGTGCTCAAGGATGGGCGCAAGTTCCGCCGCGTCATCCCCCGCGCCAAGGCCACCGAGTGGGGCGACATGGTAGACGTCGCAACCGACCTGGCAGGGTTCGAGTTGACCTACACGAAGTTCGCCGACGCCGAAGGAGCCTACGAACACGACTACATCGACAAGGTCGCCTAACCACAGGCTGGCCGATCCATTCGAACGATAGGAGCTGGTAGTATTGCGGACTTTTGAATACGACGGCCACGAGATCACCTACGACGAGTCGGTGCTCAAGGACTACCGCACCCAGAAGGTCATGGCCCGAGGGGATGTGGCCGGGTTCTTCGACGTCCTCGAAAAGCTGTTCTGCGGTCGCGACGAGGAATACGCAGACCTCGTCGGCGGCACCGCGGAGTCCATGACGCCGCTCATCCAGGCGTGCATGGAAGATGCTGGCAGCGCCGTAAAAAACTCGCCTTCCTCGCGACCTGCGAAGTCGAGCACGAAGACGAGCTAAGGGCGGATTTCCAGCAATATTACCAGTTAAACCTAGACGGCATGGGTGTGGCATTCAGCCATGCCCATGCCGCTTCTTTGTGTGTGCAGCTCCCCCGCACGGGGCGGGTGTACACCGCGATCAACCCCGACCTGGCATACGACGAGCGCATGCAGCTGCTGCGGCAGATCGAATACGACCTGCGCGTGCTGGCATGGCAGCAGACCGAGGACGCCCGCCACAGGCGCAACGCACCCGATCCGATACCGCTGCCGAGCGAGCGCGTCGAGCCGTCGCACGACCAGGTCATGAGGGACAAGGCATTCGTCGATTCAATCCTCGGGAGGTGAGGATATGGCCAACGACGAGATCGGCAGCGCGTACGTATCGATTCGAGCAAACACCAACAAGCTGCCGAAGGACATCGACAAGGCGCTGTCGTCCCCTGCCGTCACCAAGGTGGCCGCATCGTCGGGCAGCTCCATGGGTGACCCGATGGGCGGCGGTCTTGCAGCGTCACTCAAGAAGTTTGTGGTCGGCGGGACGCTGCTCAAGGTCGGCAAGGAGGTCGGCGGCGCCCTGATGGAGGGCATGACCGAGGCGGTCAACCAGTACTCGCGCTTCGAGCAGCTCGAAGGCGGCATCCAGAAGATATTCGACGAGGCGGACATTAGCGGCATCATGCAGGACGCCGCCAATGCCTATCAAGACCTCAACATGTCGGCGAACGACTACATGGAGGCCATCAGCCAGGTCGGCGCCACGTTCGCCCAGACGATGGGCGATCAGGCGGGCTACGACACGGCCCGCACGGGCATGAAGGCCATCGCCGACTACGCAAGCGGAACAGGGCGAAACCTCGACGAACTCAACGAGAAGTACGCGCTCATCACGCGCTCGACGTCGAGCTACCAGAGCATCGCCGACCAGTTCTCGGGCATCCTGCCCGCGACCTCCGCAGACTTCCTTGAACAGGCACAGGCCGCAGGCTTCCTCGGCGAGCAGTATGAAAGCCTGACCGAGGTGCCGATCGCGGAGTACCAGCAGGCGGTCACCGGCATGCTCGAACAGGGCGTCGACTCCATGGGCCTGCTCGGCAACACGGCAGCGGAGTCCTACGGCACAATCTCAGGCTCCGCAGCCATGATGCAGTCCTCGTGGGAGAACCTCGTCACAGACCTCGGCAAGGGCAACGTCGACATGACAGACTCGGTGCACAAGTTCACCGAGTCGCTCGGCGCCTACATCGGCAACCTGGCCGAGCGCATCCCCATCATCATCAGCTCGGTCATTACCGGCCTGCCGACGCTGTTCTCGGACGTGACCACACGCCTGGTCACGTGGGTGTCGGAAGCCATCGACACCTACGGCCCGCAGGTGGCCACGTGGTTCGAGGAACTCCCCGGCAACGTCGGCATCTGGATCGGCGGCGCGATCCAGAGCGTATTCGACGCTGGCAACTCGATCATCGGCAAGCTTCTGGGCGGCGCGGAGACTGGCGAGGAGCACGGCACGCTGGTGACGTTCTTCACCGATTTGCCGACCAACATCCAGACCTGGCTTGGCAACACCGCCGAGACCTTGCAGCAGAAGGGCCGGGAGTTCATCGCAGGTCTTCTCTTCGGCACCACGGAAGTCAGCGATGCCGACTTCAAGGCCAAGATCGAGGGACTCCCAGGCGAGATCATGGCGTGGATCGGCAACACAGCCGAGACGCTCCAACAGGCTGGCCGCGACCTGATCGCAGGCTTGTTGTTCGGCACGACCGAGGTGAGCGACGAGGAACTCAAGGCGAAGATCGAAGGCTTGCCGGGCGAGACCATCACGTGGCTCGGGAGCATCGCCGAGACATTGCAACAGTCGGGACGCGACCTCATCGCGGGCCTTTTGTTCGGCACGACCGAGGTCAGCGACGGCGAGCTGATGACTGCCATGACAGAGCTGCCTGGCAAGCTGCTCGGGTTCATCGGCGAGACCATCTCGACGCTGTTCAACACGGGCGTGGACTTCCTGACCGGCTTCTACGTCGGTTTCTCTGAAATCCTCAACGGGTCGCTCAAGACAGACATGAGCGGGTTCCTCAACACCGTCGGCGGCTTCATCGGCAGCGCCATC